TGCTGACGGCGCAATTCATACTTATCGCGTCCGTGCTGAAACCATTCTCTGAGAGCACCATCAATGTTCATGGCACTCTGGTCTTGGGGTGAAACAACCTTAGACTTCAAAACGGAGTGAAGTGATTTGAAAATAGATGCTTCTTGCAAGGCACCATGGATCAATCCTGTGTCAGGATTGTAAATATTATGGCGTTTCAAGAAATCAACATCTTTATCATTCATATAAGGTGTTGGTTCGGACTCTTTATCTGGCATAGTGAAAACCATGTCACGTTCAGCCAGAAATTGAGCAAAAGAGATATGATTGAACCAGTCAAATCCCTTACGGATGGAACCCGATACATCATCACCATATGTCATCATTGACGCATTCCTACGGAAAGGCTGGGCAGGGCCGAGTTCGGCGGGCCACAAATGGAAATACGCAGAGCGCATTAACAATGAATTGACGATACAGTTAATGTATACAGTAAGATTTTGTCCTGATGGATTAGATCCACGATGAATGAGGATATCACCATTATAAGAAACGCAAGAGAATGCAATTTCTGTGGCGATGCCTTTCATAACATATAATGTAGGAGCATCATACTGTCCACACTCTTCAGCAATGTTGATCATGCATTTGAAAGCAGCAAGAATTAGTGATGCAGGCATCCTTAAATCATATTTACTGTAATCTCCAGCAAAAACTCGGTCTGAACCGAATTTCAACATGTGCTTGGCGAGTTGGTCCCATTCTGGACCTTGAGCGTTAACTCCTACTGCACACTCTGACATCAAAGGGAACAATGACATAATACGAGCGATAGGAAGGAAGTATTTACGAATCAGCAATTGGAAAGCAAATTCGCATGCTTGAAACACACGTACTTTCTCCTTGCCAATTTTCGTAGGCTCATCCTTAACACAGGCTTTGAAAATAGCATAGCAACGCTCACCTCGAGCGAGCAACTTTTCCATTCTCCTAAACTCTTCCATAATTTCTTCATCGCATTCAGCGGGACACATATGGTCGGGATAGTCCTCAGGATCTAGCAAGTGAATACAATCACTTTTAGGGCCAGAAAGAGGAAAGCCTTTGGAAGTATTTTTGGGGATAGCATCAATAAATCTCTTGCCATCAACTCCACACAATGTTTGCATGTCGTCAAGTGGTTTCAATTCGTTAAATACCATTTCCTTGAATTCATCCTTGATAAGAACTTCAGTTAGTCCATTGCAATAGTCTTGAACAGCACTATCGACAAGTGATGGCTCAACGCCAGAACTTGGATTAGCAGAGTGTGTTAAAGATTCTTGCCACATTTTCCATGAGTGAAATTTCGGTGGTCCGAAATCATTTGGTACTCCA